AGGGATAATAACTGTATGTTGACCCTGGGGTGTATGCAACCAAATACTCACTTAAATGCCCCGTGATACTGGCCGCAGGAAGCAGCGATGCTGTTGCAGTAACTGGACTTGTAATTACATAACTGAAACCACTACCAAGGCCTCCTTCGCTATACTCCAAAGTGAGGTCGTACAGGTTACTGCCTAGTGATGTTACTGCGCGAATATTATTCACATTGGTTCTGGTAACAATTCTGATGAAATCATTTACTGCAGGTACATACAGACCTAGCGTATCTATTCGGTAAACAAGTGTTGAAATCTGAAAAATACCCAAATCACCTCCTTTCTGTGTAGTTGCCGTCATATTAGTTTTTCCTCTGAATGTTGCTTTAATGCAATTCAAGGTTGCCTCTTGTGTATAGGCTGTAATATATGCGCCATTAAGCCCGCTATTATTGAAAGTTGTTGCTGTTACTGAATTAATAAAATGATGTGGACCAAACGAAGTTATTCTTGCTCCAGTTCGCATATAAAGTTCTGTTTCGAAAAAACCACCTCCTACATCTGTTGAATTGCTACGAATATACCAACTAGTAGTGATTGATGTTCCTGTTACAGGTGTTGTTGCTGTTGGTGCTGTCCTGAACTCTAATTTGGAACAAGTGAGAGAACCTTTATCGAATAAATCGGAATTATAAATTACACTTGCTGCAGGTGCGAGTGTTGCAACGATAAAGTTTTGTATTAGGTTAGTAGAATTATTACTACAGAAATAATACCCTGAAGCACCTCCGTTGAATATCGCACCTAAAAATCCAGTTGTAACCGTAGTGCTTCCAAGGGTCGATGAAGTCGTATACAAATTGGAAAGAAAAGTTCCTCTCAAATCCAAGTCACGAGCAAAGCCTGGACTGATTCCGTCTAATTTCGTTGTGTTGATATATGCTGTAGCGCCGAGCGTAATTGTTTCCAAAACATAATATGTATTGACTGATACGGGATATGCTCTGTAACCTTGAACTAATATAGTCGGTTCTCGCACTGTAACACTGGAGGATGTATATGTCGAATAATCCCCATTTACAATAATATCATTACTGCTTACGGCATCATATAGTCCATCGCTTAATCCTGTATTTTCTGGTAATGCTGTACTACTTATCAGATAGTCGTTAAACTTGAACGGTGATGGATTATCCAAGACTAAATAATACGAACTACTATTACGGAATTTAGTGAAGCCTGCTAATCCTGTACCTGTAGGGGTTGTTGCGGTATTGGTACTTGCTCCAAGTGTGAAAGGCGATGCACTACTGGCTGCTGATACATAGTTTTTGTTTGCCCCTATATTTGTTCCTGAAATGAACCAATTTAAACGGGCTGTTGAATTACCTAATCCTCTACCTTCAAATAATGTAGTAGTTCGCATATAGCCTTTTATGGTTGTGCTGGTTGCTGTTTGTGCTGTTAATCCCGAAGATGTTATTAATTGATTTGTTCCGTTATACGCTGATACTTGTGTTCCATTTGATACAAATTGATTTGGTGTGGTAGTGTTTTCTATTAGTTGGGTTGTTACTGCTGGATTCGAGGTCAGTTTTATTTCTGTTGCTGATGAAACCATTCCGATTGCCGTAAATGCTGCGGTGCTTGTTGCTGATATTGTATAGCCGTTGATTTGATTTAACTGCATAATTTTTGATTGTCCCGCAAAAAATCCTGTTGGGTCTTTTAATCGAGTTGCTTCGGGTATTCCTGTTTGTGCTACAAAAATATCATTGGTTTGCTGTACTGTGCTTACTAACCAAGAACTACCTAATGCCGATTTAATAAATCCAGTTGCTGTTGAACTCGCTGTATTTGTAGGAGTGAGTAAGGAACTTCCATTTCGAACTACATAAGTGCTACTTGGTGTTCCTGGAGTGGTTTCAATAAACGAATTTGTATCTGCTGGTATACCGTTGACTCCTGTACCTAATCCAACAACTCTTCTATTAAGAGGTAAAATTGGATTTGATTCTATTTTAAGGGTTGAACCTGAAACATATCCGCTTAAATCAATTGTTGGTATTGTTGGTGGAGTATGTGCTGTAGATAGGGTAAGATTGAAAAAAGCACTATTATTAGTTACTCGAGTTCCTGGATTTATTCCGAATTTCTGTGTTACAAATGAAAAATTGTTAGAACCTCCCCAATTTACAATGCTTATCAATGTTGTTGAATTTAAAGGTACTGCGTTAAAAGTAACTTCTGTGGTTGGTGTGATTGCGTTCCTTGATGTAATACTGTACTGGTTCGTTAGGACATTCCCAGAAATAAATGTTGGATTGTTAAGCCCTACCATATTTACATAATTACCAATTGGAAACGGGTCTAAACTTACAATATGATTGCTTAAATCGATGTATCCTGATTTGATTAATAAATTAGCCATAGATAAACTGAATGTTGGTGTGTTCGCTACATAATCACCTGTAACAGTAGTGATAAAAGGTTGATTTGCAGATGTTCCTGTCCCTCTGATTCCCTTATTCAAATACGGTGTTAAACTTTCATATGATACAATTGTGTTTCCTAATGCGAACCCACACGATAAAGAATTAATTGGTGCTGGTGTAGTTAAATTAAAACTTCCGTCAGGTGTAAATGTTATTGTTCGATTTGTTGAATTCAGAACATTTATAGCCAGCCCATTATCACCACTTGGTATTAAACCAATTGAATTCGGGCGGACTAAATCACCTGCTATTACTGTTTGTGAAGGTGCATTTATTATTGCGTCTTTGTGACACACTGTATTTATATTGTATACGAATGCCCCAGGGGCTGTACCCGTAGTATTACTTGCGACGATTCCGTCATTTATATTAAAATTATCTGCGAAAATATTTGTTGCGATAAGCGAGTCAGTTGTTATTACATTTGTATTCGTTATATTATTTGAATTTACTGTTGTCGTATTTACGGTTATAGCATTCAGTGTATTTAAAGACAAATCCAGACCTGTTATTGACGAACCGTTTAAACTTCCATTTATCAAATTAATATTACCGTTTCTAACAGTTAGATTACCGCTTAAATCTATAAAATTTTTGAAATAACTTTGGATATATTTATTTGCGGATGGGTCACTTAACCACGACATATATATTACCGTACAGATTGATAATCGGCAAATCTATTGCAGCCGTTAGCGGATTTCCTATGTTTATTGTATTAGCACTTTCTCCAATATACATCGTTGCTCCTAATGTTGCTACGTCTAAATATGATGATGATAAAGTATTACTGATTACTCCTCCAGGACTTATTATTGTTTGTGTTGCTCCATATGTTACAGTAATATCACCGCCTGTAATTTGTACATTATTCCCGATAAATACAGGTTGATTATTATTTGCTATTGCTACATTTTGTGCGGTTTCTCCGAGAATTAATGTTGTTGTATTATTTGTGTCTACCAATTCCGTCGTTACTGAATTTGTTGTAACATTATTATTTATAATCGTCGTTACTGGGCCAGTGTTCGAATCGCCAACTACTACACTACCGTCCAAACTTGCATCTAAACTTATTCTTTGATGTTGGTCAACAGGATTTAATATTTCTACGAATTGATTAAAATTAGTAAATACTGTAGCACCAATATTATAAGCACTTTGGTAAGCCGTCTTTGCTTCTAATATTTCTAATCTAGGTTCGACTTCTGTTAAAACAACCGTTTCTGCTGCCGCTTCTGCTTCAACTATTATTCCTGGAACGGCTGCTGCTACTGCTGCTTCTGCTGCTGATGCACCTGCTAATGCTCCTGAAACTAATCCTGCTGCGTAACCCGCTGCTGCTGCGGCTTCTGTAGAACCTGGTGGTCCTTGTGGTCCTTGGTCACCTTGGACACCTTTATCACCTGTATTTCCCTTATCTCCCTTATCTCCTTTTGCTCCGTGTGGTCCTTGAACACCTTGTTCTCCACGTGGTATTGTAAAATCAAATATTGCTGCATTCGAAGTTCCTACATTTACTACAGACGCACTTGTTCCTGCGGCTCCCGTTGTTGTTGTTCCTACAGCAATTGTTGCTGCGATTCCTGCATCACCTTGTTCACCTTGTTGTCCTGCGGTTCCTGTCTCACCTTTGATTAATGATGCTACTCCTGTTACTGTTAAAATAACACTTGGTATGGCTGGTTTTGTCGGGGTATTTCCTGATGGTTCGTACAAAAGTTGTAGATGTGGGTCACTCGAAGCCCAAACCAATTCTATGTAATCTCCTGCTAGTAAAGGTAAGACATAATTCCACGCTACTATTATTCCATCTTGATTCTGTACATTTTCTTTTCCTGTTGTATCTGGTACGTCTACACCGTTTAATCGTAACCAGATATACATTGTAGCACTACTACCCTGTGTAATATTTGTTTGGGAACTGAACTGGATATTATAAACTCCTGATACGTCTACCTTTATTTTATCATTTCCACTTAAATCCACACCATTACCACTCAGGTCATAATTATCGAAATACATAACATTTACAGCATTTACAGTTGGATTCGTCTGTGTTTGAAGACTCCAGAAACTTCCCCAATAGGCTTGTCCGATTCCAGAACCAGAAATATTATCTGCTACAAGGTTTCCTACATTTATATTTTCAAAATAAGCATTCGTTCCACTAATATCTGTTGTATAAATATTCGTAGCATATATATCAATAATACCTGATAACGTATTATCGTTAATTCCAATTCCACCTGATAACGAATTGTCCATATATATTTAACCAAGAATTAAATTTTCAGCATCATTATCTTCCAATTCAAATTGTAAAAGTAATTCATATTCTGGTACACTTGTCTGTAATGATACACCATCATCCTTAATAAAACAAACACAGATTGTAGATTGTGTAGGAATAGATATTTCTTGTCCGACGCCCTGTGTAGTATCGAGTTCGTGATAAAATGTTGCTCCTACAGGGTCATCTTGCGGTTTGGTTATTCCTAAAATTACTCCTGTTCCCAAAGAATACTGACTTGACGAACCAATCCCGCTGATTCGTAATGTTCCTTTATTATTAGCCCAGGTAAGAGCACCGACTTCACTTACCAAATGTGCTCGCAAAATACATTTAGCATTATTATTGATTAATCTGGTAAAGTTTGTTGAAGTCGGAAAAACCGTATTCCAGTTAACACTAAAAGTTACGTTTGCTAAATTGGCTTTATCAGTAGGACGTAGCGGGCCACTTGCAGTTTTGGTATTCAAATATACACTATAATATCTGGGCATTATAGTTTATCGAGAGATTTTATTCAACCACTTCCACATTAATTGTGTCTTCCACAGCAACTATATTTTCTATCATCGGTACTAGTTCTATCATATTCCCGCAAGAATCCAACGTGAACTGCATTGTCTCTTCATATTCCTTCGCTGCTGCAATCGCATCTTCACGTAATATTGCTAAAGTTGCGTCGACCTCTTCTTTAGGGGCCTTCATTTCATTTAGCACATAAACTGTCTTTAACAGTATGTCATTTCCGAATAGTTTTTCGGCTTCTGCCTCGACTTTTTCACGTTTCTTTTTTTCAAGATAGTCCATATATATTATTCCAACATTTTATTTTCGTGTTTTTTAATCCATATAAAAATCTCGGTAATATATATACAATGTCTGTTGTTGAACCAATCCGTCGTACCCGCAAAGAACTTGTTATCACTGATGAAGTCGCTAACCTGGATGTGGTTGGCTCGCTTGAAAAGCCAAAGAAGCCACGTAAACCCGCTACCGAAGAACAAAAACAAAAAGGCCGTGATAATTTAGCACGTGGTCGTGCTCTCCTTGCTGAAAAACGTGCTGCTAAATTAAAAGCCCAACAAGAAATCGATGATAGGACACCCAAAAAAGAGGTTGTTCAGGAACAGCCTAAAGTTGTAGAACCAAAACAGGAGGTTATTCAAGCCCCCCCGAAAAAGGAAAAGAAGATTAAAAGAACTGTAGTTTACGAAAGTGAATCCGATGATACAGAAGAAGAGGAAATTGTAGTTGTTAAAAAGAAGAAGCCTACAAAGAAAAAGATTGTGTATGAAGACGATGAATCTGCACCTGTACCTGTACCACCACCTGCACCTCGTAATTCGATTATCACTCCTGGTGCTGTATTGAAATGGATATAGGCCTATAAAATTCTATTTCCAAATAAATCGGAGAAATGAATCGGTTCGATTCTTTATATCCCCTGTAAATTGATATTTCTCATCCTACAAAAACAAAGAAAAATAACTCATAAATAGGATTAGTTGGTCAGGTTACTATCAGAAAAAGAAAATCGTATGGTATCATAGGGTAATATGTTATCATATTTTTTAATCAAAAGAATGTATTATTAGGTGAATTATTGGGAGGATTAATTTGAGGTAATATTGACTTAATTCGGGAGAATGGGAGAAATCGGGAGAAAGGTTTGAAAAAGTTGGTAGACGAGGAAGAAAATCCTAGGGAGGTTTTACAAAACCTTCTCCCGTTTTCTCCCATTCTCCCAACCTGAAAATCAAATATTCGAGTATTATTATTTATAAACCACTATTGCTTCAGGTATAGTTTCTTCAGGTATTTCTCTAAAACCTTTCCACATACCTTTTTTACCACGAACACCAGATGATGCTATACTATTAAAATCAAACGAAATTCTTAATCGTTTTAAGATATCCTTTATTTCCTTAGCATCTAGTTTCTTTCCAAGACTAGTTGAACATTCTTGAATTTTCCAAGTAGGTGTTTCGTATTCAGCACCAATTTCAAAACAAGAATAAAACCACTCGTTGTATTTATCACTTTGTTGAACAATTTCAGTAGATTCTTCTTTCCAATCATCAGGATAAGGACAATCGAATCTATTATCATACCACATTTTAGAATATTCGAAAATAACGTCTAATACAGCATCTTTATAAATTCCTGATAATTTGCTAATTAATTCGGTATCCTTTTTAAATATACACCTTTCGTAATCATCTTCAACATTATCTACAAAATCACTGTCTAATTGCATCAACTTAAAACGTCTAGCAACACCAGCATCCATATTAATCGATAACGAATGATTTGAAATAACGAATAATTTAAATAGAATATTCATATCAGCAGTAGTTCCATACATAACTTTATAAGGAATACTAGTTCCGTCAGCAACTGCTTTAATAAATTCAGCATCTTGTTTTCTTGTTGATAATTCATTCGCAAAAATTATTCGTTTACCACGAAGTTCGGCAATTGTTTTATGGCGGTCCTTGTAATTACTTTCGAATAAGTCACTATCGACCTTTTTTGCATAATTCGGACAAATTTTCGTTAAAGCATCAAATACTACAGATTTTCCATTACAGGCTTTTTGTCCAAGTAAATAGTACATTTCTGTTAACTGTTCTGCTTCACCAGTCATAGCGTATCCTAATCTGGATAAATAGTAGTTTGAATGCGATTCATTCCAATTACATATCTTTTTGAAAATATTCCGAACTTCTTCCCTATGTTCTTCTGTACTTTGTGTATAATCAAAAGGAATAGTATGTGTAACATAATCGTCTTTTTGGAATTCGCCAACAAATTTTCCTTGTTTTAAGTCGTATTTCCCATTTTGAAATGCTATAAATCCTGTATAATTATCCAATTTTTCGATAAATGAATTGTCCACTAATTCATCTTCCAAATACTTTTTGATAGTAGACGATACATTACCGCCAGCAACCTGTTTTCTGTGTTTTCCAAGGTCTTCTAACTGTTGATTTAATTCATCCCTAAGCTTGTTTTCAGAATCACTTGAACCTAATATAGCATTCATTTTTTCCAAAATACTCTGGCGTTCAAGGTCTATTTGAATATGAACCGTACCAATAATTCTGGAATCTGGTTTTGATGAAACACGCCATAATTTTGTATTATAATCATACAGCCACCACTTGTTACAAGAATAAACAAGTACATCTTTTAAAAACGGTTTTATTGCTAATGCTATATCACGTTCACCAGCACAAAGAATATCCAACATAGGTTGTTTTGGTTTTTCCCTGTATTTGTTGTTTAATTCAACACATTTTTCTGGATTATACTTCATAACAATTTCCTTTAACCTGGTGAATCCGACCTGTGGTTTATTCGATTCTTTTTCATAAAAGGCTTGATTTTTCTCCCTATCGTATTGTGGTTTATCTTCACAGAATTTATCAAACTCCGAGATAGAAACTCCCATCGTTCTTGAAATCCAAAACAGTTGTAACCAATCGGGTTGACTCCCGTTGTAATATGTTTGGTAAAAACTATCAGGAATTAATTTGGCGTATTCGAAGAATTTATTGGAATCTTTTGTAGCAGGAATATCTACCGAAACAACAGTATTTTTTGGTTTTTCTTCAAATATTGCGGATTCATCTATTGCCTTACTACGTGCGAATACAGTACATAGATGTGGATTACCACGAGCAGATATGTTTTCTAATATCTCGTGTCCCATAGATTTAATTGGTATATTATCCACAGAAAATCCTTCGCCGTCGTAATTATACCATTTTTGAGCAATTATTAATTTATAAGGGTCGCAATTAGGTTTTGTCGAAAATGCTAGTTGTAAATTAACCACACCTTGTGCGATGCCGTCATCAAACACATCCTCTTTTTTATTCGTAAGTGGTAATTCACTAAAGTCAATCTTTTCAATTGCCTTTTTACGTATTAATCTATTAATATTTCTAGGACAATCGATTTGGAATACAATATGAAGACCATCTTTATGAATGCCCTTATTATTTGTATAAGGTTCATCCCGTTGTAAAACATAAACATTGAATTCGTCATTTTCATCAAATTGAAATACTTCTATCAAAATCTGAGAATACATATCCAAAATATATTGGATAGTTTCTTCTGTATGATGTCTTCCTAATTGAGCGTACTTAAAATCCAAGTCGACGTACAGTAACCCATTTTTATTTTGTTTTTCAGTTATGTAATCACACTTATTTTTATTATATGTTTGTTCGTAATACAGTTGATAAAATTCTGGTAATTCTTCATCAGGAATAGATAAAGAAATGCCGAATACGCCATTATCTGTATCAGGGATTCTAGTGTGAGTAATTACGGAATCTTTGCTTGCATCGTAACGATGTTTTTTAAGGAACTGTTTGTAATCGACGGATTTCATTTTATAAATTATATGGAGAAATTATTTTAAGTAGTTTTCTCCTAAATTATATTTTCCCTAAATATTATTAAAAATAAAAAGTATGGCCTTTGTATTTTTATATGTGTAAAAATCAATTTTACAGGATTACTATATCGCCAGCAATGCCTCTTAGGTGCCGTTTTGTTTTCACGTGCTTGGCTTTATTAATATGTGCGTAAAAAAACCCACATTCACATCTTACAAATATGTTCTTGTGTTGGTGATAATATTCATTGAAATAGTCTTTATTAGCAGTCTTTGGATTTTCAACAGGAGGTCGACCAGCCCTTTTCTTTTCTGGTGGTTCTGTTACTGGCTTCGGAGGTCTATATCCTTTTTTCCCTAAATATAATCATTCAAAGTTTTAGCAAGGCCTCGACTAGTTGTAATTTCGTCATACTTTTACAACCAAACACTTTGTTATCGTAACAAGCAGGCAATAATTTCTTTATTGGATAACTCTGAAAGCAACATTTTCCAAGCTTGTCCCTGGCTGGTGTTAATCCGATTATTTCGATTCCGCATTTACATCGGGTATAAACATTCTTAAATTGTAATTTATTGTAATCAGCAATCAACTGCTTTACAACCAAGTCATAAACTGTCTTTGTATTCATAATATATAAATACAATATGAATCTTTAAATACTTTTTCTGGAAATTTAATTACCACAAAATCTTGTCCGCAAAAAAAGATGTAGAATCCTTAATATTTCGGAACTTATCGTGGCGTATCTTGTAAAGTCTACGTCTTTCATCAGCGTATTTCTTGCCTTCTGTTTTAATGTAAAACGGGTAATCACCCATACCACGGTCACCTATCGCAGTAACAAATTTACCTGCTTTATACACATCAATCTTCTTCTTTTTATTCTTCGATGGTTTTATTTCTACGCCTAATTTATCGGCCTGTTTAAATGAATAATCTGTAATATCGTACATTTTATTATCAGAAGAAATTAATACTGTTTGGCTTTTAATACATTGCCCATACCTGCTGTATAAGTCTCACCCTTCAACTGAAAATTGCCTTCTTTATCAGCAGGTAAGGCTTCTGGTAAGTGTGTTTCGTAGAATGATTTCTTTCCTGGTGTGGTAATGAACTTGCCCTTATGTGTCTGTGTGTATCCTCCGATTGCTGAAACCAAATCATTTTCACTACGAATATCAATCTGATTTTTAGGAATAACCTTGAACATATCAGTAACAGGAACGGCTTTATTATGTGTAACAATCTTACCCCCAGCACCAGAATTTTCGGCTAAAAATCCACCAAGCGATGAACCATAGACATCAGCAGGTTTATTGTATTTGGCTTCAACCTTTTTAACCAAAGCCTTAGCCTGTTGTAATCTTGGCGAAAATCGACCAAGCCCTAAGGTAAGTAATGTATCATCTCGCAAAAAATCCGTAGCATTTACAGAACCACGAAATGTAATATGTGGATTTCCTTTTTCATCAGTGAAGACTTTCGAGTTGATATTTGATAATTTATCATCAAACTTATAGCCTCTGTCTACGAGTTGCTGTCTAGCCAAACTAGTTGGACGATACGAATCTTGTAATATCTTTTTGATATCTAAATTTTCTGTGTTCATAATATATATATGGGAGATTTTATCTTGGATTCGAAAACCTACTGTTTGTCCACAAGGGGTTCTGACGCAACAGTTTTAAATACAAATACAAACTATAAATCCTTTGTAAAATTTGATTTGCCTGACTTCCTTGTACCTGATGATAGCATAGCCTACGCACAAGTTTCTGTGCCGTATGTAGTTATACCAGTTTCATTCTTTCAAATAAATGAATATAACAATATGCTAGAAGTAACTGAAAATGCAGTAACCACAAAATATTTCTGGGAATTTGGTAATTACAATGCAAAAGAATTTATGGACGATTTTAGGACAATTCTACCGAACCGATTCGGGATAAGTTTAGACATAGTAAATTCGAAATTTATTATAACAAACACAACATATGAATATACTTTTACATCTAACTCTACAATTGATTTCGTTATGGGTTTTAGTGATACAATCAGTTCTACTTCACGGGTAATAACAATGCCCAGAGTATACAATTTCCTACCATTACCAAGAGTGTTTCTGCATTGTCCCGAATTAGGTAATGGCCATAATGGAACTAATGGCGATATCCTGCTATCGATTCCGAATAATTCCCGATTAAATTCGCAAATAGTTTATACAGCACCCGATATCAAAACTTTAGTAAAAGATGACCAGATTTCTTCATTGACTTTTAAAATAACGGATGACGAAGGCAATCTATTAAATTTTAATGGAGTAGCATCATTTTTTACAATTCAATTGGATATTTACAGAAAGTGGATTCCTCGGATAGAAACTTTCGATACTTTAGTAAAAAATGCTAATCTAAATACAATACAGCGCGAATTGAATGAATTACAATCGTAGTGTGGCGTTTTTTTCTTCGCATATTGTATAAATATGGCGCTACCAATTTCTTACGGAATCCCTGATTTGATGAAAGCGAGCGACTTGGACATTGCTATGCCCGAGGGAACTGTTTCGAGACAAATCCGAGTCACTCCCTCGAATTTAAGTTCAATTGTTTCTCCTACATACACTGCCCCTACAAACACCCGTCTTACTGACCAAGTTTTTAACTCCCAAAACATCTACTTTGATATTCCTTGCCTTCCAAATTCTTGGATTGATACCCGCCAATCAACTGTTTCTTTCCGTGCTATTTACGAAACGGTTACAGCAGGTAATTTAAACGTCATTGCTAACGCAGCCCTTCGTGGTGGTGGATATGCTTTCTTTGATGGACTCCAAGTTCTTGGCCCAGCAGGAAACATCCTAGAATCTTGCAGCGAACTTGGTCTCGTCTACAATCTTCTTACTGAATATGCGATGTCTAACAGCGACAGAGACGGCGTAGGAATTCAATACGGATTTCAATCTACTGCGCAATCTGCCGTTGTCGGTCACAGCATTGATGCTTTGGTTGGAACACTTGCAGTCCCTCTTTCTCAATCTACTTCTCCCAAAACTTCAAGTCATTCTTTCGACAACCAACTTGTTACCTATCACAATGACTGCTACCAGTGCTACGGCTGCTGGAACATTCAGAGTTACTTTAACTGATATGGTATTAAATCTTCAGTACATTACTCTTCCTCCTGCTGCTCAGAATATGATTGAATCAAGTTTGAGCGACGGAAAATATTACATACAGGGCAATGCATACAGAGTGGCTTCTTCGACTCTTCCTGCCGCAATTACTGGATTCTCCAGTGTTATCAGCGGTATTCGTGCTTCTTCGCTCAAGTCTGTTTTCTTTGCTTTCAATGAATTAGCAACTACAAATGTTTGGGGTAAATACAGTTCAAAGAATCCTTGTGTTTCGCACTTTGCTTTTAACGCTAACGGCTTACGATACCCAAGTTTACCCGTAGAGGCTTACCTACACCCAGCACGTGTGCTCACAGAACTTCAAAGGGCTATGGGCAGCTTCAATTCAACTGAATTGAAATGTGTTGCTGACGCTTCCAGATTCTGTGTTCTCTCTACTGGTGCTGCCGCCCGTTCTTACGCCGTCGCAACTCCTACCAGAGATTCCTACTGGGAGAATACTGCTAACGGTGATACAGTTGCTCTTGGACAATCCTGCTTTTACTTCGGAGTTGATACTGAAGACGTTAACAAGAAAGGTGTTCTTTCTGGTCTTAACATCAACTCTTCGCAAGTGTTCCTCGAGGTCACAATGGGCGAGACTCCTACCTCTTCTCACTCGGTTTATTCGATTGGAATGTTGGATGCTATCTATGTTGTGGATGCCCGCACAGGAAATATTGACGTGAGACTTTAAGCACAGCAATAATCTATCATAATAATATAAAATGAGAAAATTGCAAGTACAAAAAAATAATCCTCCAGACCTGAAAAGACCTACATTTAACGTAGACGGACAATTAAGCGAAAAATTAAATGCATATCCGATAACATCTTTGTTGAATAAATCTACTTTTACGTGCTTTTTGGGACGTCCAGGGTCGGGCAAGACATCCTTGCTTACAGCATTCCTGAAGACACCCGAACTATTCCACAAGGTTTATAATCATATATATGTATTTATGCCCGCTGGGTCACGTACGTCGATGAAGGATAACTTTTTTGAAAAATATATTCATCCAACACAATTGTACGACGAATTGACTTTAGCAAATTTAGAAGATTGTTACGAAAAAGTGCAGGATAATGCTGAAAATAACGAAACAAGTTTAATAATCCTAGATGATGTTCAAAAAGCATTACGTGATACAGGTATCCGAAAACTATTTCTATCGGCTGTAAATAACAGGCGTCACGGTAAACTATCCATTTGGCTGGCCGCACAAAATTACAAGTCAGTGGAACCTAGTGTAAGAAACGGATTAACGGATATATTTGTATTTAAAATCAATAAATCAGAAATGCAAAGTATTTATGAAGAACACGTCGAACAACACCAGGACCTATTTTTAGACATATTAAAATTATGCTTTAAAGAACCGCATTCTTTTATGTATATTAATACAAACACACAACGCATATTCAGCAACTGGGACGAGGTAGTTATCCCTGAGGATTAGGACGATTTAGCCTATTATATAATAGAGTAATATAATAGTCTCTGGGTTTTTTGTATCTACCTAGTCTTATATTACAATCAATCATACTAATTTTATTACGAATAACAGGGTCTGTTTCTGTTATATCAGTTCTACTATCAATTCTATTTTTATTATTTTCACGAGGTGTTACGTATCGTAGATTTTCGACTCTATTATCTGATCTATTTCTGTTAATATGGTCGACCTCTAATCCTTCTGGTTTTGGTCCGATATGACAATGCGCAACTAATATATGAATTAATTTTCGAATATTACGACCAAGATTAACCCTTAAGTAACCAAATCCATTATCATCTGGTTTTAAAATCTGACCACTTGGACTCATTACTAGGCCATAGTTTGATATCAGATATCCTGTGTTTTTATATTCTATCCAGTGCTCCATAGTTTAGGAATAATAGATTCTACAAAATCAATTTCAATTTTATAGGATTAATTTCTTCGGATAAATTATAATATGAATAATCTGATAGGCAAAAAGGGAACTGTTACGACTAATTTAGTAGGCCAAAAAGGAAAGCAAGGAAAGGCAATAATTGGAGGCAAGGGCCAGCCTGGATTCTCTGCGTATTACGACGAACCAAAGGATATGATTGCAAAGAAAGAGCACCGCCTACACCGCATACAAGGCAGTTTAGAAAAGAAACGATAAACGATAATTAGAAAATAATTTATCAGTATAAATTATATTCGTATGGTTCAAAGACAAGCACAAGCACAGAAAGTTATAGTAAATATCGGAGAAAAAAAAACGAAACGTAAGAAGAGAGTTGCTAGAAGAAAGAAGAAGGCCGCATTACCACCAGCCCAACCTGTAATTTTAGGATTACAAAAAATCCCGCCAATAGTGTATGAATTTAATACACCTGCACCACCGCCTCAACTAACGAAACCGCCAGTCGATGCACCAAAGCAAATTCAAGTTCCAAAAACACCA